GCTTAAAACTCAATATCCTACATGGGGGCTTTTAGTGCTGTCCGCATAATCTGGTGCGGTTCATGGCTGACGGGGGCTTTTTTGTGCTTGTTTATGCTTATTCGGTTTTATTCGGTGCCTGCGCGTCTTTCGGCTGATCGGTGAGGAGCTTTCGGAAAAGCCTGTTGATCTTCTCGGCGGTCTCGGTGTCCTCGCCTTGCAGGGCGTGCCCGTATATGCCGAACGTGTCCATGCTCTCCGAGTGCCCGACAAGCGGTTTGACTTCGCCGACCGGCAGCGTTTTCACGACGGAAACGAACGTGTGCCGGAGCTCGTAGGGCGTGGTTTTCGTCATGCCGTTCGACGCGCAATACTTCTGCCAGCGCTCCCTATACGCCGTGGGCGACGGAAGCGGGAACACATAGCCGCTTTCGCTCGGGTATTCCTGAATCTGCAAAGCGAGCTCACAGCGCGCGAGATCGGACAGGACGAACGACCGCACGGCGTTCTCGTTCTTCCCCTGCGTCGTTTCGCCGTAGACGTTTACAGACCGCTGCACGTACACCACGCCGCCCTGAATGTCCTTGACGCGCAGGCCGCGCAGCTCTCCCGGGCGCAGACCGGTCAGCACCTGAAAGCGGTACGCATGAATATACTCGTCTTTCTGCCGTTTTCCCTTATACAGCGCGGTATCTGTGGAAAACAGCGTACAGAGATCATCCGGCTGCAGGACCGTCTTCCCTTTTAGCCTGGCGGAAGCGGGTATATGCACATCGTCCGGGCGATAGGTGGTCTTTTTATTGCGCCGGCACCATTTCAGGAACTTGTTCAGAATGCCGTTTATATCCTGTATGGTCTTTTTGGAGCGCCCCATAGCAGCGGCTTTATCCAGCATCTTTTGCACGTCGCCGTCGTTCAACTCGGTAATCTTCCGCTTTCCGAGGTTCGGAATGATCCAGACGCGCCCCACACTGTCTACGTGGTTGTATTCCGTGGTGCTCATGTTCTCCTTGCACTCCTGCCGATATTGGTTGTACGCCGCTTCCAGGCGCTCCCCTGTGGGCGAGATGCCGTCATCAAGCCACGCGTCGGCTTTGGCGTTGGCTTCTCTTTGGCCGGTCCTGCCGGGGGCGGAGCTGTAGAAGCTGCGGCGGTATCCGTCTTTCTGTACGTTGATCTGCCAGCGGTTATATTTTTCGTTCCATGTCGCTGTGTTCGTCCGCTTTCCCATATATGCGTTTCTCCTTTCTGCCTGTGCGTCTCTGCACGGGCTTTTTGCCTTCATAGGGAATTTATATACTTTCGCTTATCGTCGCTTACAGCGCGTTACAGAGCGTTTTAGAACTATGTGCAAAAAACTGACACCTGCAAGCGTTATAAAGCGTTATGGTGATTGCCCGCCCGCTTTCAAAATTTCCTCTGTGTGTAAATTGGCGCTGGACGGCACCGGGTCGCCAACATGGGCGCGGGGGTCCCTCCCCCACCCCCTTTAACGTGAAAGCGGTGCAGGGCATAAGGCAAACTGTCCACAAAGCGGTGTTTTGTATTTCCGTAAAGTCTGATATTTCCTATCGTTCCGGGCGCTGGCGCGTGTGGACAAAAATTTTCGAACGTGTGTATAGCGTGTGTATGCAGACTGCACATTTCTATCCACGTTCTCGTTATAGAGAACGACTAAGTTCGGCTTAGGGCGTCGGTCAAATCGATACCCTTGCCGGTGCATGGGGGTCAATCTGGCTTACCCCGTTGGGTGAGCGGAATTAGAGTACGGTCATCGAGCAAGAGGAGCGATATTCAGCACCGAACCTATTGCATGTAGTGAACTGAACTCACCTCATTGAAAGCAGGTCAGAACTTGCCGCGAAGCTCGATGACCTTGCCAATGACACGCACGGGCAGTTCCTCTATCTCCTGCGCGGAGTAAAATATAGGTTCATAGACCGGGTTGAACGCTTGCAGCATGATACCGTTTTCTTTCTTGATGAGCTTTTTCACCGTGGCTTCATTGCCGTTCACCAGCACAACGGCTATTTCTCCGCTTTCCACGTCCGGCTGTTGGCGTACAATAACAACATCGCCGGAGCACATACGCGGCTCCATACTGTTTCCTTTAAGCTGCAAGGCAAAGAACTCGCCGGTGTTTGCAAGCTCCTGCGGGATCTCCTCAAAGTCCAGAATGTCTTCCACGGCTTCAATCGGCAGACCTGCCGCCACTGTACCGAGAACAGGAATGCGAACCCCGTGCACCGTCTTTCCGCTTTCGGAAGCGGAACCTTCGTTTTCGCTCTCCTCCATGGAAACGTTATAGCCCATAAGCCACGCCGGACTGACCTTCAACGCCTGCGCGAGCACGTACAGCTTTTCTTGACCGGGTTCAACCTTGCCGTTTACGTACTGGCTTAAATCGTTCTTATTCAATCTCACATGAAAAGCATCGCAATACGGTTCGGCAGCTTTCAGAATATCCACCTGTCTTAAATTACGAATACGCATAAGTTCTTTTAGCCGTTCAGCAGTGTTTGTTTTCCTCATGTGTTATCACCTCATGTCTATACATTAGCATACTTTGAACTAAAGTTCAATAGTTAAACATAAAAAGTTCTAAAATTTTGAACTTTTGTATTGACAAGCCTTTTCGCATGTGTTAGACTATAATTGTTCAAAATCATTGAACTAAGGAGGTGAACAAGATGTCGTACAATTATTCTAAGCTGCGCGGACGTGTTGTTGAGAAGTTCGGAACACAGCGCGCCTTCGCAAAGCAGCTCGACCTTTCCGAACGCTCGATTTCCCGCAAATTATCGGGGAAAGTAACGTGGAAGCAGTCTGAGATCGTCAAAGCCTGTGAACTTCTCTCTATCAATGCAGACGAGATCAGCGCTTATTTTTTTGCTATGTAAGTTCAATTTAGTTTAACTTTTACAAAAGGAGGAATCCATGACCCACAAAGCAGAGCCGCTTCCGAAATTGGTGTTTCTGGAAGCGGGAGAACACGAACCGTATACCACTGACAAAATCATAGCGGAATGCGCACAGGTGAAGCGAAAAGTCGTTTCTGACCTTATCCGCCGCTACAAAACCGATCTGGAAAGCTTTGGAATTTTGCGTTTTAAAAACGCTAAAATAATTTCCGAAGACGGTCGCGGACGACCCGAAAAGCTCTACCACTTAAACGAACAGCAAGCGACGCTTTTGATTACATACCTGCGTAATACCGAGCCGGTAAAGGCGTTCAAAAAAGCACTGGTAAAAGAGTTCTACGCCATGCGCGCCGAACTGACAAAGCGCCGCGAGCTGCGTGCAGAGGGCAAGCCGCAGCGGCGGAGCCTTACGGACATGATACGCGATAACCCGGAGGCGAACCGCTGGGACTACAAGCTATACACCGATTTGGCGTACAAAGCCGCTTTCGGCAAGACGGCGGCGCAGATCAGGAAGGAACGCGCCCCGGGCAGCAAGCGCCATGCGGTGGATCTTCTGACCGCGGACGAGCTTTCCGCCTACCAGAAGCAGGAAAACGCCGTTGCGAGCCTGTACGCCGTCGGCGTGGATTATGAAGCGATGAAAGCGGTATTGCTTACAGAAAGGACGAAATAACATGCAGAATTCATTAGGTACATACCCCATAGGCGGGAAAGAATATCCGATCATCGGTCTTTCACGGTTCAAAGGGCAGGCCGTGCCCGTCGTAGACGTGCCCGTCATGTCGGACTTCCGTTGGCAATTAAACGCGCTGAAAAGCCGTTTGCAGCGTCCGGACCTCTACGAGAAACAAGAACACGTACCGCACACGGTCGACAAACTCCGCCACTGGCTTATCCGGAACATCGACAAAGCAACCGAAGTCGAGCGAAAAGAAGCCGAAGCCCTGTTTAAGACGGGCGCACACAGAAAGGAAGCGTGAAGCATGGTCAAATGGAACAAATTAAAAGGCCGCATGTTCGAGCGCGGCATAACGCAGACGGACATTGTAAAAGCCATTGGGCGCGGCGTGAACTACGTCTGCACCCGCATCAACGGGCACAAGCCGTGGACAATTGATGAAATGGAAATCATCGGCGAGCTTTTAGAAATTCCCCGCAATGAGCTTATAGATTATTTTTCTGCGAAAGGAACATTGCCGTCATGCCGCAAGTAACAGACCCCCGGACAAAAAAAAGCGCCCCGTTCGGCGGCAACCGAGCGAGACGCAAAGACAAATAAATCCTCACCCAGACGATACCACGAACCGGCGGAAAAGTCAAGTGCAGATAGCCGGGAAGAATGCATAGACGCTACCGTGAAGCTGATGCAGCACATGCCGTTGAGCTACGCGCGCAGGCTGTTCACCACGGCTTTGGTGTGGGATAGAAAGCTATAAACACAAGCGGCGCGCTGAACGCCGCTTTCGGCATTTTTTGAAAAGGAAGTGAAAATTTGACCTTAGACGAAATTAAGGCACGCCTGCAGAACGTCCACGGCGGTTCCGCACGGTGCCCGGCACATGAAGACAAATCAAACAGCTTATCCGTCACAGAGGGCAAAAACGGGCGCGTGCTCTTAAAGTGCCACGCCGGATGCACGACGGAGAAAATCTGCGGGGCGCTCGGCATCACGGTCGCCGACCTCTTTTCAGAATCTCTCAAAAAGGAAGAAAAGCCTCGGAAGGAAAAGCGCGAATTTGTGGCGAAGTACGACTATACCGACGAAAACGGGGCGTTTCTGTACCGCAAGACCCGCTACCGCACCGAAAGTGGCGTCAAAACCTTCGTGTGGTCGCACAAAGACGGCAAAGAGATGAAGATCGGGCGCGGCGGCGCGGAGCCGGTACTTTATAACCTGTGGGAAGCGGCAGATAAGCCCGAGCTTTACATGGTGGAGGGCGAAAAGGACGTTGAAACACTGCGCCGCATAGGGCTTACGGCGGTCTCCGTGCCGGACGGCGCCGCTTCCAAATGGCACGGGAATTTCACCGCAGCGCTCGAAAGCAAGCGCGTGACGATCATTGAAGATAACGACGAGCCCGGCAAAGCGTTCGCAGAGCGGGCAGCACAGGCGCTTTTCGGGCACGCCGCAGAAGTGAAAATACTGGACCTCACACGGGAATGGACGGATTTAAAACCGCACGGCGATATTTCCGACGTCGTGGACATGGAAGGCAGCAAAAAGGACGTTCTGCGCCGCTTGGAAGCCTTGCAGATCACCACGCCCGTTTATACCCCGCACAATGCGGAAGCGGCACAAGAGGCCGCACAGAGCCCGGAGGACGCGTTTTTCGAGTGCTTCCGCCCCCTCAGCGATTTTGACGAGCGGGAAGCCGCGTGGCTGATTCCCGGCTGGGTGCCGAAAGGGCAAATCACCTTATTAGCCGCCGACGGCGGCACGGGCAAAACCACGCTGTGGTGCAACATCGTCGCCGCATTGAGCAGCGGACGAAAGAGCCTGCTCGACACCGCCGACACGGACCGCAAGCCGCTTTCCGTTGCGTTTCTCACCACAGAGGACAGCGTGCGCCAGAAGCTAAAACGCAAGCTGCGCGAAGCCGGAGCCGACCAAACGAAGGTGCTGACGCCCGATTTTCTCGCCGACAAAGAAGGACTGCTGCGGGACTTCAAGTTCGGCACGCACAAAATGGCATCGTTTATCCGCCGCTTCCGCCCCGCGCTGTGCGTCTTCGACCCCGTGCAGGGGTTCATTCCGCCGGAGATCAACATGGGAAGCCGCAACGCCATGC